TACACCTCTATCACCAATGTTGTAATAACTAAAATCACCAAATGCAATTGAGTCTTCTGGTGCATATTGAGAAGTATATACTGGATAACCAAGTAATCTATCTGGTTCTCCTTGTACTAATGATGGTTGCCACATATATGCTCCATTTCCATCTTTGTAAGTTCTAATTGTTGCTATCATTTTGTCATTCATAATAAATGCAGCATTTTTTCTATATGCTCTTTTTAAGTTATATACAAGTTCTATAATTGCATCTGCTCCTGTTGTTTTTGCTGTTATATAAGTACCACCACCAGTTGTTGCAAATATACCTGTAGGTTGTCCTTCTCCTGTTCCATTTAAAAACGCATTCTCTTCAGCATTTCCGATTGCCTTACCAAAGCTATCAATCAAGAAATTCTCTAAACCGAATGCGTTATCATATAATAATTCTTCTGTTACTTTAACTGCAACGTGTAATTTATGTGCATCTAGGATTTTTTGGTCGAATGCTGCTTCTCCAAAAGATAAAGTGTCACCTTCTTCAATCCAAGCTGCTGCAGGTGCAGTACTTGCAATATTTATTTTGTGTTCTCCACTTGTTTTAATATTTGTAGCTAAACTACGAACAATATTATTTTCTTCTAATTTTTGGATTAATCTAGTGTCATATTCATCTGGTACTAAATATCCTCCATCTGCATCTACACCTTCTTGTAAGACATTTGATACTTGTCTAAAGTTTGAACGTAATGCAGTTAACATTGCATCTTTATATTCATTTGATGCTCTTCCTGTTTTTACTTCGTTATCAACTTTTGATGGTCTTGTAACGATAGGAGTATTAACAGGTTTATTTAATTCATTCTCCATATTTTCCATTGCCTCCATTCTTTCAATTTCCTTACTATAGTTTTTAATTTTTTCTTCCATTGAGTTATAAGTTTCAGCATCTTCTTTTGAAAGAAGTCCGTCCTTATCTCTTTTACTTTCTACAAAGGCTTTAGCACCTTCCCAAGCTTTATTTCTAGCTTCTCTTAATTCTAAAATAGTCATTTTTATTACCTCCAATTTCTTATTAATTCCAGACGTTCTAATAAACTGTCTGATGCTATTTCATTTTTTGTTTTCTGTGCTATCTTGCACTTTTCTGCCATCTTCTCAATTAATGAGTTAGTAACAGATGCACGAGAAAACGTCATGCTTACACTAGGAACTTCAAGTTCATCATCTTCTGTATTTTTTTGCATAATTTCATCTGCAAAACCCATCTCTATGGCACTATTTGCGTCCATCCATGTTTCTGCGTCCATAAGGTGTGATAACTTTGCTCGAGATAATCCTGTTTTGATTTCATATGCATTTATGATTGATTCTTTAACTTCATCAAGCATTGCTATTGCTTTTTGCATTTCTAATGTATCTCCTGCTGCTATTGTTGCAGGATTATGAATCATAATCATTGATACTGGAGATACAATTACTTTATTTCCAGCCATTGCAATAACAGATGCTGCACTTGCTGCAATTCCATCTATTTTTACTGTTACATTACCTTTGTAATTCATTAGCATATTATAGATTTGTGCTGCTGCAATGCAATCGCCACCTGGAGAATTAATCCAAACTGTAATATCTCCTTCACCACTATTTAATTCATCTTTAAATAATGCAGGTGTTACTTCATCATCGAACCATGAATCTTCAGCTATTGTCCCATTTAGGAATAGTATCCTTTCTTGGCTTTGTGTCCTTGTCTCCTGATTTGTTATTGTCTTGTTCTTCCAATTCCAAAACTTTCTCATCTTTTTCCTCCTCTCCTTTAGGTCTATATGCTGCACCTACTTCTGTGATTGGCATCATGTTTCCATTTACCATGTATGTATTTCCACCTTCTTCATCTGGAATTAAATCTAGATTTTCAAGTTCTCTTACATCATTTGGTGACATGAATCCATTTTGTATACCAATGCTGTATCCACTCATTCTGCTTTGATAATCTCCACGAAGTAAGCCATCAACATTAAACTTAATAAAATATTTCTTTTTTTCTTCTTTACTTAATAGCGACCTTATAAGTGTTTGTTCCCATCTTGAAACCCAAGGATCAAGCGTATATTTCACAAATTCTAATGATTGTTGCTCTATATTAGAAAAACTCGACTTTTCAAGGTCACCAACCATATGTGGTGGTACTCTGAAAATTCGAGCTATCTCATTTATTTGAAATTTACGAGTTTCTAAAAATTGAGCTTCATTAGGAGAAATAGAAATAGGTGTGTATTTCATACCTTCTTCTAATACTGCTACTTTGTGAGAATTACGACTTCCACCAAAAGTTTCAGTCCAACTTTCTCTTACTTTAGTAGGGTCTTTTAATGTTCCTGGATGCTCTAACACACCACTTGGTGCTGCTCCATTTGCATAAAATTTACTACCATATTCTTCTGCTGCAATTGCAAGACCTATCGCATTTTTAGCCATTGCAATCGGAGAATATCCAACCAATCCATCAAACCCTAATCCAGGAATATGTAAGACATCGGTTTCACTTAATCTCACAGTTGTTTCTTTATTAATTGGAACATCATCTGTGCTTGTTAAATATTCGTAGTAAAGTTTTCCCTTTTCATCTCTATTAACTGTCATCCTATCTGGCATAAGTGGATACAATGCTATGATTTCTCCCTTTCCATTTCTTATGATTTGTGCATAAGCATTACCCCATAATAAAAGATGAGTCATAAGTGTTTCTCTAAACACAAATGATGTCATCTCTGGATTAGGTTCATCATGCAATAAAAAATATAATGGATGTTCTATAGCTTTTTTCTTACTTCCGTTTTCATCGTATTTGTAAAAATGCAAAGGCAAACTTGCTACCGCTTCTGACAAAATTCTTACACAGCTATAAACTGCTGTCATTTGCATTGCTGAACGCTCATTTACTCTTTTGCCACTTGTTGTTCCTCCCATAAAAAAGCTATAATTACTTCCTGTAGTTCTATCTTTAGGTGCATCCCTCGACCTAAATATGCCACTAAAAATTCCCATATCTAATCATCTCCTTCTATAAGAATAAAATTCCTCTGTTATCATAGACACTTTCACTTAAACTACTACCGCACCTTATTGCTCTATCTAGTGCCATAATAGTTGCAATTACTCCATCTATTTTTTCAGTAGACTTTTCTTTATCTGCTTTGATATTTCCTGCAGGGTCAGTTTTAATAAAGACATTGTCCATATTCCATCTTAAAATTGGATGACCTCCATGACGAAGTTTCTTTTCAAGTGTTAGTTTCATTAATTCTTTAGTTGGTGGACTCATGTCTTTAAATCCCTGTCCAAATGGAACAACAGTAAATCCCATGTTCTCTAAATTTTGAACCATCTGTACTGCTCCCCATCTATCGAATGCAATTTCTCGAATATTAAATTTTTCTCCTAACTTTTCTATAAACTTTTCAATATAACCGTAATGAACTACATTCCCTTCAGTTGTTTGTAAGAAACCTTGTCTTTGCCATACATCATAAGGAACATGATCCCTTTTAACTCTCAAATCAAGAGTATCTTCTGGTATCCAAAAGTAAGGTAGAACAATATATTCTTCCTCATCATCTATTGGTGGAAAGACTAAAGAAAAAGCCGTTATATCTGTTGTGGATGATAAGTCTAATCCTCCATAACATACACGACCTTCTAATTCTTCTTCTATAATTTTTCCACCACACAAATCCCATTTTTCCATAGGCATCCATCTTATTGATTGTTTTACCCATTGGTTGAGTCGCAATTGCCTGAATGCATTTTCTTCTCCAGGATTTTGTTGTGCTGATTCACAAGCAGCTCTTACTTTATCCTCAGCAACTGTTATTCCAAGTGACGGATTTGCTTTTCTCCATACTTTTGGATCAGTCCAATCTTCGCTTTCATCAGCACCATAAATTACTGAATAAAATGTAGGGTCAATTTTATTTCCTTTTTCAATATCTTTTGCCTTTTGATGTATTTCATAACAAATTGAGTTAGTATCATTTCCTGCTGTTGTAATTAAGAAATACAAAGGTTGCATTCTTGCATCACCAGAACCTTGAGTCATTACATCATACAATTTCCTATTAGGTTGTGTGTGTAATTCATCAAATATAACGCCATGAGTATTGAAACCATGTTTATTAGCAACATCTGCAGATAACACTTGATAAGAACTATTTGTTGGTTTGTATATTAGTTTTTTCTGCGACTCTAATATTTTTACTCTTCTTGATAATGCAGGACAGAACTTAACCATATCTACTGCAACATCAAATACAATTTTCGCTTGGTTTCTATCTGCAGCACACCCATACACTTCAGCTCTTTCTTCTCCATCACCACAAGTTAGTAACAGTGCTACTGCCGCTGCAAGTTCTGACTTACCTTGCTTTTTAGGAATTTCAATATAAGCAGTATTGAATTGTCTGTATCCATTAGGTTTAAGTACACCAAAGATATCTCTGATGATTTGTTCTTGCCAGTCTATTAATTCAAAGTGCTTTCCTGCCCACGTTCCTTTTGTATGACAAAGGCTCTCAATAAAAGCAACTGCAAAATCTGCTGCATCTTCATCATAGTAGCTTGTTTTAGCCATAAACTTTGTTGGCTTATAGTTCTTTAACTTTCTCAATTTATCATCTCCCTTCCACACAAAAAGCACTCCATAAATGAAGTGCTTTCAAAAAATATTTATTTAGTTTTATTTTTCTTGAGTTCTATGTATTGTTTTAATGATGTGTTCTTGTTCCTTAATATCAACACCTATTGACTCAAGTGCCTCCCTTGTTCCACAATCGGGACATATTGGTGTTTTATTATCTCTTCTTGATATTGCAGGATGTCCTTGATATTCTGCTCCACATTTTGGACATTTTCTTGTCCTATTCAATTCCTTCTTCATCTTCTATCCTCCCACTTTTACTTTTATTCAGAGCATCTACTAAATAATCTGGATTAAAACCAAACCTTAAATATCCTTCAAGGCAAGTTCCCAAATAATGTTGACTTGGTATTCCAAGTTCTCTATCTTCATGCATTATATAAACATAGGCTTTTCTAATTCTTATCTTTTTTGATTTAATTCCTTTGATTGGAAGATACATTTCAGTTTTGTAATAAAACTGTGGGCATCCTTCATATCTATCAAGTGCAAGTTCATCACTTTCTTTTGTTTCCCAAATTACTACTGGTACTTGTTCGCCTTTCTTTTTTTCAATGGTTAAATAAGAACCTGTCTTACTACCTTTAAATAATAATTCATAATCCTTAATAACCGATGTTCCAATAATCCTTGCTGTTGGACATCTGTATTTCATCTGTCTAACATTTAAATTACTACCGTAAGCTATATAATATCTCCTCTCCATAAGATATCCTCCTTTCTTTTTCAAGGGATTACCCTTCTACCACCTTAAGGGCAGTCAATACTGCCGATTAAAGTACCAGGAGGCTAACTCCTTGAGCTTACTCTTTTTTGTCTAAATGCTGTGTCACCTTCAAGTCTTTTTGTTAATACATCTCTTGCTGTTTTAAATTCATCTCCAATGAATCCTAATCTTAATAACCATGTTCTCATTGCATATTTTGGATTATCATTTTGTTGTCTTTTGGCTGATGCAAATTTCACATCTTTTGCCATTTGACTTAATGCTAGGCAAAATTGAATGTAGCTTTTTAATTGTCCTGCATGAAGTCCATTTTGTTTTCCTTCTGCTGGTGGATCAAATTGAAATAATCTAAATTCAATAGTTCCTTTTGTAAATGTTGCATGGAAGTTTAGCATATGGTATCTGCTATCGTTGTAATGTTGGTTTCTGTAGTAACTAGCATTTTGTGTTTGATACCAAATGTCTGCGAATTTTGACATTGTCTTTGGTTTCTTTCTATTAAGTACTCTTAAGAACTCTGGATTAACTGTTCTGCAATATCTAGCCATTCTCATTGAATCAAGTTTTAATGCATCTGCTATCAACAATTCATGACTTGCCATAATGTTTGCTAGGTTTCTCATTGTTTGAGGTGTGTGTCCATCTGCTCCTATGTGGATGTGAACTCCGCATCCTCTTGTTGCATCACTCTTTGCACCTGCTTTCCTTAAAAGTCTTATTAGTTCCTGTAATGTTTCAATATCGTCATACTTTAATATTGGTGTTACCAATTCACATTTTTTACTTTCTACTCCAGAAATACTTGTATCTCTTTGAAACTTCCATTCTCTTCCGTCACTTGACCAGGCAGACCATGTTAAGTATCCATTTCTATTATCTGTGTATTCATATCTGCCTGTCCCAAATAACTCCGCTGCTATCTTTGCAGCTTTCTCTCTGCTTATGTTATTCATTTCAACTTCTACTCCGATTGTTTGTTCTTTCATTTTTTCGGATTGTCTTATTGCTTTTTCACTCATCTTACTCACCTTTCTTTATATAAGATTTCCTCTTTTTGTTATGTATATATATCACTCTAAAAGGCATATATATCAAGTCATTTAGGCAAAATAAGTGTATATTTTTTTGTTATATTTTGACACATTTGTC